TGGAAACTGACAAGCTTGCACCTTAACTAAAAAGCCCGCATCAGCGGCAGCAGCCTGCAGAAAGGTGGGACACTCAACTCGCGTGAGTCGCGGTGGAAGAGTGGCCACCATAGCCAGAAACATAAAAATCTCCGCCATGTTATTAACAGATGTAGTTAGGGTAGATCCAGAATACAACGTGTGGTGGAGGGGTCTCAGGACAACCTGTTTCCGAGATTGGGTGGATCGAATGCGGCATTTCTCGCGCAATTGCGCAAAGACTTTCCTCAATTCCCTCTTATGGATGTCACTAGGCAAAGAGCCCAGCAACACCTGGAAGATAGAGTCATAATTAGAACCGTCACACGCCGATATATCCATGTTGCAAAGAAACACGCCATCGTCACATCGCATAGCGATGCAACTATCGTCAGAGAAAAATCTCATGACAAGACGATGTCTACAATCCATCAAATCGGCGAAGACGCCCTTCAAGACTTCCTTATCCGGGGTCTTGATGAACTTGGCCTCACACCCAAAAACAATATAGGGTATTTCGAAGGCCGCTTTAAGCCAGTCCATATAATAACCACCCAACCCGGCAGCGGCGACACCTAAGTCACCAATTGCCCTAAGGTATTTCCCCTCCGCCAGGGTTTCCCCCGGCTTACACACATAATTAACTCCCTTTTCAGCCCAGTTACGACGGGTATGCCACCCGCCATCATCCTCATGGCCACGATACCAATTTTCCCTCTGTACACGCTTGGGGTGGGTTTGATGGACCCAGTCAGAACGGTCTCCCTCCGTATCAGGGCTACAAGGAATAATAATCCTGAGCTCGCGCCTGAGGTGTGATTGCCACCTCTGCACGAGAGACCGCCGACGCAGCGGAAAAGTATCTTGACTCTCCTTTAAATCAAAGTGCAAGTCGGGTATTTCTACCTCCCTCACACATGTTAGTCGGCGTACGGCGCCACGAAGACCACGATCATCAACCCGGTAATGCATAGTTCGACTAGCAAAAACCGGGCCGTAGACAGTGTAATACTCACGTTCGGCACTTTCCGGGACACAAAAATCTAAATCACCATCACCAAACCAACGCTCTCCCTGGACTACTTCAAAACGCATGTTGAACTCAAAAGGTTTTTCGACCGTATTAACAGCCGTGTATTCGCGATACAGTTCAAAAGTAGTTAATCCAGGGAGAGACAT